CGCCTCTCTCCCCCCAAGGGGGCCGAGGAAGCCAAATACAGGCTAAACGAGCCAAAAATGCACGAGGACGGGTTTGTATTACCCAGACTAGAAACTAGGCCGCCTAGCGACCTCGGGGGTACTCATGGGCCACAAGCCGCGGAATGGCTTAAAACGGTGTACGGCATGGAATTATTCCCATGGCAGAGGTACGCACTCGATCGAGCTTTGGAATTTGACCAAAATAATCGCCTCATATGGTCGGCCGTCATTATTACGGTGGGTAGGCAATCGGGTAAGTCTTGGTTATCGAGGGCGATTTGTTTATGGCGTTTACACCACGGAGATTTGTTTGGTGAGGTTCAAACGGTGCTCCATGTAGCCAATAAACGATCAACGGCCATGGAGGTCATGCGCCCGGCCGGGTTATGGGCGACCGAGGTGTACGGTAAAAAGGCGGTTAAGTGGGGAAACGAGGCCGCCGGGATTGAGTTACCTACTGGAGATCGTTGGTTAATTCATGCCGCTAACGATTCGGCCGGTGTGGGTTATTCCGTCTCCATGGTGTTTTGTGATGAGGCGTGGAAAATACCCCAGGGGGTGATTAGTGACTCGATTGCTCCAACAATGGTCATGAGGGAACAACCGCAAATCTATCTCGTTTCAACGGCGGGCGATTCTCAATCCGACCTAATGCAATCGTACCGGCAACGAGCCCTCGATCGTCTCGACGACGACGAACCTAGTAGCGTCTTACTTTTGGAGTGGTCAGCCCCAGCGGAAGCGGATCCCGAGTTAGTCTCGACATGGAAATGGGGATCCCCAGAATGGAGCGACAAGCGCGAGGTATTTCTTGCCGAGCAATGGGCCCGAATCGAGGAGTCAGCATTTCGACGCCAATATTGCAATCAATGGGTTATTCGATCCGACCATTGGTTATTGGACAAGTGGTGGAATGGCACTCTCGACCCGGAGGCATTACTAGACGAGAGTGCCGTTTGGAGTGTAGCCGTCGAAACCGATTTTGACGGTATGGGCCACGCCGTAGCCATAGCCGCCCCAAACGCCGAGGGCCATATTGTTATCCGAGTTACCACTCATAGAACCATGGGAGAGGTCGACGCCCAATTAGCCAAAATCCGAGCCGGACACCCCTCGATCTATGTGCAGGTCACTCCCGGCTATGTGGATCGATTACGGGAAAAATTTGACGGCCTCGTAGGTCAACGTGAAGCCGTAAGCGCCACCCAAGTATTACAAGATTTGTTCAGCCGCCAAATGTTACGCCACGACGGATCCCAAGTCCTCCAAGAGCATTTCGCAAACTCCAAAATATCCATGAGGCAAGGCGGTTGGGTACTCACCGCCCCAATGGGCCGAGGCAACGGAATTTATGCCGCTAGAGCCGTTCTATTTGCCGTAAGCCAAGCCGCCAAAGCACCTCGAAGCGTGGCAACAATTTATACGAGCAAATATCGGCGGAAACTCGCATGAGCCTATTCATTATTACCGGGCCACCATGCTCGGGCAAATCAACCTACGCCCAAACACACGCCAAACCCGGCGACATGGTTATTGACCTCGACCGCATAGCCCTAGCCATATCCGCGGAAAACACTCACCACCACACTTACCCGCTCGCAATACGCAACACGGCCCGGCTCATGAGAAAAGCCGCAATCCCGGCCGCCGTAGGTCACGCCCGGAAAGCCGATACCTATCTCATAGATTCTAAACCCGGAACGCGCTCCAGAATGATTTACAAAAAAAACGGAGCCATATTTATTGAAATGTCAGCCCCACTCGCTACCCTTGTGGAGCGTTGCCGAAACGAGCGGCCCCCTTGGGTTATGCAAACACTCATGACATGGTGGGACGAACCCGACGAAACCGCGACACGCGGACACGCATAAAGCACGCAAATACTAATTAACCGAGTGAACTCATGCTATACGCCTAATATGGCGGCATGGTGTTCCCCCGAGCCCTAGCGGTCGTGCGTGCTCAAGAGTCTATTTCCCAGACATTGGACGCAAGTCCTACAGGCACGCACGTCCGCGAATCGGCCGGGCTCTACTCACTACTTAACAATCAACTTGGGACACGAACCAACCGAGTAACCGCAATGCAAGTGCCCGCATTTGTTGACGCCCTCAAAACCTACACTCACACTATTAGCGCATTCCCATTACGCGAATACCGATATGACGAGCCCGTAGTCGCTCGCTCATTTCTCGGAATGCCGTCAAAAATCTACCCATACGCCTCCGTTATCCAACGCACACTCTCCGATCTACTCATGTACGATCGCGCCTATTGGCTCGTCACGGAACGCACATTTGACGGATATCCCTCCAGTATTGAGGTAATGCGTGTCGAGGACGTAATCGATACTCCGCCCGTATACGTCGGAATTCAAGAAAATTACCAACCTCCCGCGGATCCTTTCTACTATTTAGCTCGACAGGTTCCCACCCGAGACGTAATCAAATTCTATGGATCCGGTGAGGGCGGTTGGTTAGCCAACGGAGCAACCGCAATCCTTACCGCGGCCGCTCTCGAATCCGCGACCCTCATGTACTCAAGTACCCCAATCCCTACAGTAGCCCTCAAAAACTCGGGCCCGGATCTACCCGCCGAACAAGTCGAGGCACTCCTAAACGCATGGGAGGAAGCCCGCGAAAACCGCGGAACCGCTTACCTCAACAACACGATCGACGCACAAGTTATGGGATTCTCGGCCCGCGACGTCGCTCTCGTAGAAAATAAAAACATTGCCGCAATTGCAATCGCGAGGCTAGCCAATCTCGACCCGGTTTGGGTGGGAGCCGCAATCCCCGGATCGTCGTTAACTTATTCAAATAGAACCGATTTATATAGAGGATTGCTCGACACGGCACTACGCCCCGTCATGAGCCTTGTTGAGCAACGCCTATCCATGCCCGACGTGACCCCACGAGGCCGGACTATTAAATTCGATACCACCGCATTTTTACGAGCCAACCCGATTGAACTAGCCGATCTCATAACAAAACTATTGCCTCTCGGTGTACTCACCGAGGACGAAGCGAAAATGGTGCTCGACCTCCCAACCTTGGGAGTCTTTTCAATGACGACAGGAGTCTAGTGTGAAGCAACTTAACACGGAATCAACCGTAGTTTTCCAAGAGCGCGAGGATAGCGCGGGCGACATTGTGGGAAGCGGACACGGCATGGCCGTACCCTACGGAACCGAAACAATGATTGGTGGAGTACGCGAATCATTTAGTCCAGGCTCATTTGATATCAGCAACGTGATTGGCAAACCACTCGCATATCGTCACGGCGAACCCGTCGGAATTATTACCGGGGCAGAAAATCGCGAGGACGGACTATATATCGATTTTGATATTGTGGACACGACCCTCGGACGTGACGCCGCCGTGCTCGCTCGCACAAACACAATCAAAGGTTTATCGGTCGGATTTAACCCGCTAAAAAGCATCATGAGCAAAACTCGTGACGCAATCGAACACACCGCCGCTAATTTATTAGAGGTATCACTCACGCCCTACCCGGCGTACGTAACCGCTGGAGTTTCCAGCATAAGAGAAGAAGAAAAAGGAGATACAACAATGTCCGAGACAATCGACTCGACCGAGACTGTCTCGGTTGACCAAGAAGCTCGCGAGGCCGTAAAGAACCTACGCGAGGAAATGGGAACAATTCACGCTCGCGTATTTACAAGCGAAAGCGCAGAGCACCCACTCGCAAAGTACCGCTCATTTGGTGAATACTCGAAAGCCGTACTCGCGGGCGAAATCGAAAGCCGCGCACTCGTCGACCAGATTACAAGTAACAATCCGGGGACAATGCCGCCGAATTGGTCATTGACCGTCCGCGGAATAATCGATTTGGGACGCCGCGTTATTACTGGCGTGGGTGGCCCAGAATCCGCCGGAGCCTCCGGCATGGACATCAACTGGCCTTTTTTCGACGGGATTCTCACGGATATTGTAGAAGCCCAAGCAAACCAAAAGGGTGAGGTTAACTCCGTTCGCATTGATATTGAAAAGGGCACCGCAACACTCGCAACATACGCCGCCGGATCCGATATCTCGTACCAATTGTTAGAGCGCTCAAGCCCAAGTTACCTCGACGCACACAACCGGGTCATGCTCGCGTCATACGCAACCGTTACGGATCGCAAATTTACTAGCGATCTATGGAATCAAGGATCCGGAATTGAGGATTACGATTTCGCGGCAGACACTACAGGGGCCGCATTCCGTGAGGCCGTATTTAGTTCCTCCGTTAAGGTTGAGGACGCTACCGGTGTACCCGCGTCCGCCGTATTCGTGTCCACCGCCGTATTCAAGAAAATTGGGGGTTGGTCAACATTTTTCCCCGAGTCCTACGGTGTGCAAAACGTGTCCGGTGTGGCAACCGCCAGCACTCTCCGAGTCAACGTTTCCGGCCTGCCAGTAATTCGGGCTAAGTTCCTAGACACGAACGCGGCATACAACGCAATCGTCACCAACGGAGAAGCCGCTCGTTGGGTTGAGGACGGCCCCAGATTGGCTACAGCCGAAACGCCCGCACTTTTGGGTCGTGATGTGTCCATTTATGGTTACGGCACTACCGCCGCATATTTGCCCGCCGGCATTATTCGCGTAACCAACGTTTAATTAGAAAAGGTAGCCGATTAGCATGGCATTAGTCACGGGCGAGGAACTCGCCGACAACCTAGATATCGAGTACGACGGGGCCGCAATCCTCACCCTCGATCAAGTTGCCGACGCCGCCTCCCTGCTAATCGGCTACCTCATCACCGCAACCGCTTTAGATGACGAGCCCTCACCATGCAAAGAGGCCGCCATGTCGGTAGCCGTCGAAATGTTTCAAGCCCGATCAAGTGCCGGGGGCGAAGCGATATCGGTTGACTTTACGCCCGGCCCATACCGCTTATCGGTATGGCTCACTCGTCGAGTTATGGGAGTGCTCGCACCGTATCTAGATATGAAAGGTGTAGTCGGTTGAGCCTCGCAACGGAAAGCCGCGAAGCAATTATTGCGGCATTAACCGGCCACGGATACAAAATCTATGACACGGTACCGGCCACACCAATAACTCCGTCGGTTGTTTGCGTCCCAGATTCACCATGGATCCGCCCAAACCGTTTGGGATCAAACCTAAACTATGAGATCCGCTGGAGAATTCTAATAAACATTAACGCCCGCGTTAACGAATCCGCCACAAAATCCACAGAGGACGCAATAGACGCGCTACTCGTAACGTTGCCTAATACCGTACTCGTGGACGTAATAAACGCGCCTCAACTCCTAAGCCTAGGAGCCCAAGGCACAGTCCTATCCACCGAGCTAAATGTCTCAATGCAAATGAAAGAGGTATAGAAATGCCCGCAATTTCCGTAGCCGGAGCCGCGTTCGTCGTCGAGATTGGTACGCCAGCCGTTCAATACGAGGATCAAATTACGTCCGGAACCGTAACCACCACTCCAACGATCGTTCGCACAAAAACACTTTCAAGTGTTGCGTTCGACCAAACCGACCTCAATAGCACCATGTCCCTCGAATTTTTGTACGACGAAAATACGGGCCTATTTGAGGCACTACAAACGGCAATTGCCGCCGCTACCCCGGTCGCCGTTGTCGTATCAAGTGCCGCCGGATCGTGGACGGGTGCCTCAATGTCGATTGAATCGGCGGAGGTCACGTTTGCCGCGGACGGTATCGCGACTTGCTCGACGTCGTTCACCGGCTCCGTAGTATTCGTTTAAGGTAACGGGGAACACCATGTATAACCGCATTAGCGTAGTCATTGACAATGGCGAGGCACAAACTTTCGACGTTAACCAAAACGATCGCGTATATATGTCTCAAATAGTGGCGACAGATACGCGAGCCGATAATGTGTTCGCACTCATGTCGATACTCGCATACGCCAAAATGATTGGACGCAATAGCGTCAACTACAAAGCAATCGAGAAATGGGTCGACGACCACAATGTATTTGTGGAGGCGGAAGCCCCAAAAGTTACCCCGACGGTGGATACCGTCGCCATATCGTCCGAATAGCGTTACGAATCAACCGACCTTTCAACGAGGTCATGCAATACGAGCCCGAATTATTAGCCACGATCGAGGAGGAGATAGCCAATGGCGATCTATGAAACCGGCGTGAGTGGACTAAATGAACTATTGCGGGACTTTTCCAAACTCGGCAAAGAGGCACAAAAAGAATTAAGACAATCCTCCAAAACAATTGCCGAAAGACACATGGCCCCGGCATGGCGTAACGCCGCCCTCAACTACGCCGGGCCGTGGGGCGAGGACATTGCCGATAGCGTACGAGCCGGATCCGACCGTTTGCCTACCGTAAAAATTGGTGGCAAACGTAAAACAATGGCCGGTGGCGCAACGCCTAACATGGTTCGTTATCCGTCGAGCTCGGGCAAGCGTGGCAATTCGTTTGCACCATTTGAAAACACTAATTGGATTGGACAAACACGTTCATATCAAGAGCCCGCACTTGAGGAATGGTCGAGAGCGGTTGACCGTATCGCCATGAAATGGCTCGTGATCTAATGGCTATCGGTGGCGGTAAAACACTAACAATTTATTTAGCGGCAGATCTTAAAAAATTTAATGCGGGCATGGCCCAGGCTCAAGGCGGCCTTACCGGATTTGCCGGATCACTTAAAAACATTCTCGGGCCTGCCGCCATTGGTGCCGGGATTGCGGTTGCTGGCCTCGCAACCAAAATGGCCGTGGACGGAGTTAACGCCGCACTCGACGACGAAGCGGCAATGAGGAAACTTGCGCTCACTCTCGAAAACGTGGGGCTCGCACACGATACGCAACAAATCGAGGATTTCATATCGGTTATGGAGCGATCAACCGGAATGGCAGACGACGAGTTACGCCCTGCCTATGACCGTTTGATTCGTTCAATCGGTGACACCGCTACCGCAAACGAAATGCTCAAATTAAGCATGGACATTGCCGCGTCGGGTACTAAATCGCTCCAACAAGTTACCGACGCAATCGGAAAAGCATACGACGGAAACACAACCGCACTTGGAAAACTTAACGTTGGTATCGATCAATCCATAGTGCGATCCGGCAACATGCAAGCGATCACCCAAGCACTAGCCGAAACGGTCGGAGGACAAGCCGCCGAAGCCGCGGACACATTCCGAGGCAAACTAAAAGTAATGAACCAAGCCGTCGACAACTTAGGCGAGGCATTTGGTCGAGGGTTACTGGGTGGCATTCAATCCGCAACAACCGGCACCGATCAATTCGCTAAAAAACTAGCCGAACTAGAACCAAAAGCCGAGGCGGCCGGATCCACCATTGGCACTATCGGAATTAAAGCCACCGAAACCGGCGCAAGTTTACTCGGTGCCTACACAAATACCATTGGTTTTATTCGAGGTTTACAAGGCTCCGATAATCAAGCCATTCGGACGATAAGTTATTTGAATCCGTTAGGCATGGTCGCGGCTTTACTTGGTGACGAATTTAACAAATCTGCAGACGGAGCCGAGGCGGCCGCTAAAGCAATTGGTTACTCGGCATACGAAGCTCGAAACGCCGTACCTCAATGGAATAATTTAAGTGGCGCCGTACGCATGAGCACACAAGATTATATCGCGTACCTAGAGGCACATTCCGTTGGTAATTCAATTCTTAAAAATGCTAACAAAGATTATCAAGATCTCGCCGCACGTCAAAAGCAAGTTAATTCCTACGTTGGTGAATACACGCTAGAGCAAGAGGACGCCGCTAATGCAACAGGATCCACAAGTTCGGCCGTAGAGAAATTAACCGAAAAAGAAAAAGAACTAACAAAAGCATTCGAGACAAGCAACGAAACACTAAAAACAAACCGCGAGGATCTAGCGTTTTGGACAAGCGAACTCACTAAAGCAAATGACGCAATCACCGGATTTACGACAAGTATGCAAGCCAATCTCCTAGCCGGTGTGGATCTCGGTAAGGCTTACACGTCCGCTAAAGATTCCGGGGGCGACCTGGGGGCCGGTGTAGTAGCCGGATTTGAGAGCATGATTAACGACGCTAAATGGTTTGGCAACGTCCTCGAAGCCCTACAATCACAAAACGTCGACCAATCCTTAATTGATTACCTTGCCACTCAAGGAGCAGAGATCGGTGGCGGGCTCGGCCAAGCAATGCTCGGAGATAAAGGCTTGCTCGCCTCACTTAATGAAAAGTGGATTAATGTACAGGAAACCACAAAAACATTAGCCGCGGGACTTGTTCCCGAATTTATGACCGCCGGGCAAGAATCCGCACTTACCATGGTGGACTCGATTTCCGAGCAAATGGCGAAAGACGTTACAAGATTAGCCCGGATCGGCAAAAAGATCGCACAACCATTAGGCGCGTCATTTAGAGCCGAACTCATGGCAGACGTAGCCGCGGCACTCCGAGAGGTGGAAGCCGCGGGAACCGCTGGCAGGGCCGAGGCCGTAAGCAACGCACAACAACGACAAGTGGCCCTCACTAATGCCGCCGTGGCACAAGCCCTCCAAAACCTTGTTAGATCCGCGGACGCCCGCAACGGTGCGCCGATTGCGCCGGTGCTCTCATGATTACAGATATTCTGCTAAACAATGTGCCGCTCGATTTATCAACGATCGAGTATCAAATACAAATTCAACATGGCCGGGCAGACGTTACCGCTAATCCTCAACCCTCAAATGCTCAAATCATTATTAGAGGATCCGTTGGGGTCGACGTCGAGATATCCGACGAACTCGTAATAAAAGCCTATGGATTTCATAGATTTACCGGGCAGGTATCCGACGTCAACATAACCCATTTATCAAGTGTGCCGCCCATAGCCGTATCCACGATCACGGGAATAGGTGAACTCTCCCGCGTCGGATTCACCGAGGTTGGGGTAAGTGGCTACCCCCAGCAAACCGTGTCCCAACGGGTTGAGGACGTGCTAACAACCGTCGGACTCCCATACCTCAATGGAGCCGATCCGGTAACAATTCTCCACTCAATTACCGGTGGGGACATAACCCCAACGGACGCACTATCCGAATTGGCTAAATTAGCCGAGCACAACGGCGGCACATATTACGACGATCCATTTGGTCGAATCGTGTTCGAGTCCTACGGTAACCGCGGCTCAACCTCATTTAGTGGAGCGTGGTCGAATCAACCCGGCACATGGGACGACGCCACAACCGATTGGGCCAGTTACCCCGTAAATATGTCCTCAACCCTAATACCCGACGATACGATTATATTCACCCCGGCATGGTCAAAAACTCGTCAAACCCTAATTAATTCGGTGACAGTTTTGGGTCACAACGAAACCCACGAAACCACACAAACCGACTCGGCCTCCATAGCCTCCTACGGTTTACGTGAATACCGCCTCCAAACCGATATTAAAAACGCCGCCGACGTGATCGAAAGAGCCGGAGACATAATCCTCGCGCAAGCCAACCCGCTATGGAATCTCGGCCAAATTAGTATCATGGTTCAAAACCTAGACGAACCAACCCGCAACCGAGTTATGTTACTTGTTAGCGGCATGGAGGTATCAATCCTAAACCTCCCACAACCGGCCCCAGAGACACAATTTGCCGGAATCGTCGAGGGGTGGGGCGAGATATTCACCCCGGGCGAGCACATACTTACACTTTCAATATCCGACCCCCGATTTAGTTTTGAGACATTAACTTGGGGAGAGGTTTACACGGATATACAATGGGCGGACGTATTTAATACCGCTCGTTGGTTTGAAATAGTAAGCAATGGTTCACTCACCGCGGCATAAGGAGAATAAATAATGGCAACCACC